GAAAGAGTAAAATGAAACATCTATTAGTAGCAATTCTAGCATCATTATCTGTAGCAGCATTCGCAGCAGAGCCAGCAAAAACTGAACCTGCAAAGAAACCAACTGCTGAAGAAAAGGCAGCAAAGAAAGCAGCCAACAAAGAACGCATCGAAAAGAAACTTGCTGAGAAAAAAGCAAAGGCTGATGCAAAGAAAGATAAGAAAGCAGAACCTGCTAAGAAATAATTAACAGGAGTATATTATGTCAGTAACACTTAAAAATTTAGAAAGCGCACTTGCTGGTGAGTCAATGGCTCATATCAAGTATCGTTACTTTGCGAAGATTGCTCGGGAAGAAGGTTTTGAAGATGTTGCAAAACATTTTGAACATACCGCTGACCAAGAAATTCTACATGCATGGGGTCACCTTGAATTGTTAATCGGTAAGCCTTCTACAAAAGAATGCTTAGAGAAAGCGATTGAAGGTGAAACATACGAATTCACTACAATGTATCCTGAGTTTGAAGCAGTTGCACTTGCCGAAAAGAATACAGTTGCATTGAAAGAGATTCAGGAACAAATCCAAGAATCTAAAGAACATGCAGATGAGTTTAAGAAAGTTTTAGCAAAAGCAGAGAAACGATTTCATGCTTTGAAGAAAGTCGAAAAGCGTCATGCTGAAGCATATGAACAAGTATTGAAAGGACTTTGAAATGAAACAAGTATACAGATGCGTAGTTTGTGGACATGAATTGTCTGTAGAGGACTATAACAGTTTACCTGATTCTGTTGGATGTCCTGAATGTGGAGTCAGCAAAGAAGATTACGAATTGGTGGAAATACCTGAGTAATTGTGGTTGAATATAAATATTTAATCAATCATTTATTAGTCAACTATGTACCGATTCAAATATTTTATAACAGAGGTTTTAAAACAAACCAAGATGCCTGAACCTAAAAAGGATGCATCTGGTAAGGCTAAGGTAATGAGTGGAAAGGAAACTATAGAACACTTTCCACGTCCTACGATAGATGCTGTAATGAGACATCCACTATATCGTAGACATATTGCTGGAGCCGAACATAAGGGGTTTGCACACTCTGTAGAAAAATCTTCTGTCCACAGTAAGTATGATACTCACATTGTACATGCTGTAACAGGTGGTTCAGGTATCCGTCACAGAATTGATTTCCATATAGGTTTGAGTGGTCGTAAGGTGACTCACGCTGAACATTTTACTAACAAGGATAATGAAAAGTATCCGCACGGTCATCCAGAAGCAGGCCGAGTAAAATGGAAGAATATATCGTAAAAGATATGGTTGTATGAAGTAACCTAAAAGGTATCTTGGACGGGGGTTCAATTCCCCCCATCTCCACCAAAAGCATATGCAGGTTTAAGTCCTGAGTGATACGGTGACCAAATCCGTACTTCCAGATTTGGGTGTGCTTTTGATGGGGATGACCTGGTTTCGACAGGGTAATGAGTAAGGAAATGGACAACTCGACACAGATAGTCGTTAAAAGTAAATCAAAATAACTGCAAACGAAGAAAACTTTGCATTAGCAGCCTAAACGCCGCTTAGGGTTTCGGTTGGTTTCCTCGTAACAGAATAACCAACCATTCATTAACTATAGGAGATTGAATTGAAGAAATTTGTTTTATTGGCTACATTGTTAGCATCATTTGGTATCTCGGCAGCAGACTTGACGATTCAGACAGGTCATGACTCTGGTACAAAAAGCGACATTATTGTTTATGGTGTAGGAACAAGTGTCGGTGGTGTAGGTGTTACGGGCACAATCCAAACTGCTCGTGATGCATATGACGCATATGGTGTAACTGCAAGCAAAACATTTACAGTTGGTCCAGTTGGAATTATTCCTTCAGTTGGCGCACAATATGTAACACCAGTTGCAGGTAGCAACGGATACATTGGTACAGTTGGTCTTGGTGCAGCACTTCCAGTTGCAAAGAATGCAGCAATCGTTGCAAACTTTACTCGCCGTTTTGACTTGAAAGACGGTGGATCATTCACAGGTAATCAAATTACTGGTGGTTTAGCAGTATCATTCTGACTAAATAAAATATGAGTTATGAGGTTCTCACAAAACCTCACCACACAAACACACACAGGAGTTACCCATGGCACTAACGCCGTTCGAAATCAGACTCGAACTATTAAAAATGTCTGAAACAGCATTAAAAGATGATTACTTTGCTAGATGTGAAACAATTCACAATGAGTGGCAAAGACAATGTGACAATGCTCGTCAACAAGGATTGGAACTTCCAGTCTATCCAACAAAACCCCCATTCTATACTGAACAGCAAGTCATCGACCGTGCTGATAAACTTAATGGTTTTGTTTCGCAAACCCCTCAAACAGAAGTTAAAGTAACACGTAAAAACTCATAAGGGGATTGGCACATCTGTGCCTAATCAACAGGAGATAAAATGTTAAACAAAATACTGATTTCGGTATTAGTTTTTTCCATTTCATTTTTAACTTTATCATACGCACAAGACAAGTATACCGTTAGTAGCGTTGACACTATTCAGCAAGAGTTTACCAAGCAATTGGATTGTCTTGCAAAAAATATTTACTATGAAGCAGGTGGTGAACCTTTTGAAGGTAAACTTGCAGTTGCACAGGTGACAATGAATCGTACCAACTCACCAGATTATCCTTCTGATATCTGTGGTGTAGTTAAACAGAAAATTAATGGCGTATGCCAATTTTCTTGGTTCTGTCAGCCAATGAAAAACATTTCCGACAACTATCGTTGGAAAGAATCCGTTCTGGTTGCAAAGCAAGTATTGACTAATGAACTCGAACATGATAAAATAAAGGCAATGAATGTGCTTTACTTTCATGCCGATTATGTAGATGCATCATGGTCAAAAGGTTATCAGAGAGTGACTAAAATCGGTCGACACATATTTTATACAAGAAGTGAACATGGCGACAAGAGAAGAAATCAAAAAGTTTAGTGAACTCATCATTGAGTTAGGTAATAGGAAACGCATTGATTATTTTGATGCGATAATTCTTCATTGTGAAGAAACAGGACTTGAGGTGGAGTTGGCTGCACAAATGCTGACTCCAGCACTCAAGGCTAAGATTACCGAGCAAGCAGAGAATGCAAACATGATTAAAAGGACAAATCGTCTACCGTTATGACTGAAGCAACTGGTTATGAAGCATTTTGTCTTTACAATGCATTGAAACTTCACTTCACATCCAAGACATACGATTTCTTTAAATATAATGGTAAGACTAATGTGAGTAAAGATGCATTCATGCATCGCAAAGACAAATATGGATTTTACAAAATATCTCGTAAATTCCAACCCGCAGAAATGCGTGACTTTTTTGTTGCTAACCTTTTGGATAATCCCAAAGCATGGGTTGGTGACTTAAACGCGGATTCTTCTGGAGATGTATTTCTCAAATGGAAGAAACGCACACAATCTCTCTCATACATTTTCACAAATGATTTGAGTAAGATTTTTTATTATGGTGAAAAGGAATTGTTCGCCGTCAAAGATGGACAGTATCCGATTCTATTGAATCTCGCTATGCAAGATGAAATTAGTATTGAAACTATTTGTATACTCAACGATATAATGAACTTCTTTCCTGCATGGAAAAAGAAGATTGATGATGATATCATCTGGCCTGAGTTTGCAAATAAATGTTTGAAGTACACTCCGTTCATAAATTATGATAAAGATAAGTTCACCAAACTAATCGTTGCGGAACGCAAGAGTGCTATTGCAAACTCTATAAATACTATGATATAATGCATACTGTGGACAAGAAAACACATACTTTTAATACAACGCACATACAAAGGAAATACTATGTCATTCGCAAATCTAAAGCGTCAGTCAGGCAATCTGGACAAACTAACAAAAGCAATTGAGCAACTCAATTCTTCCTCAGAAGGCGCAAAAAATACCGACAACTTTTGGAAACCTGAAGTAGATAAAGCAGGCAATGGCTATGCTGTAATTCGCTTCTTACCAGCACCAGCAGCAGATGGTGATGATGCACTTCCATGGGTAAAAATCTTTGACCATGGCTTCCAAGGTCCAGGTGGTTGGTATATTGAAAACTCTCTGACAACTCTTGGTCAGAAAGATCCAGTATCAGAATACAACTCTCAGTTGTGGAACTCTGGCATTGAAGCACACAAAGAAATTGCTCGTAAACAAAAACGCCGTTTGAAATACTATGCAAACATTCTTGTTGTTGAAGATTCTAAGAATCCAGACAATGAAGGTAAAGTGTTTTTGTTTAAGTTCGGTAAGAAAATCTTTGATAAGATTACCGCAGCAATGAATCCTGAGTTTGAAGATGAAACAGCAATCAATCCATTTGACATGTGGAAAGGTGCTAACTTCAAATTGAAGATTCGTAAAGTCGAAGGCTATCAGAACTATGATAAGTCTGAGTTTGAATCACCATCTGCTATCTCTAGTGATGATGCTAAACTCGAAAAGATTTATGATGCTGAACATTCATTGAAACAATTCTTGGATCCAAAAGAATTTAAAACTTATGCTGAACTTGAAGCCAAGTTGAACAAAGTCTTGGGTCTATCTGGAACTGTTTCTAAATCTGCTGTTTCAGCAAGTGCAGATGCATTGTCATCTAACTTGGAAGAAGCCAAGAAGAAAGTTGCAGCCGCACTTGATGAAGATGACGATGATACAATGTCATACTTCTCCAAGTTAGCCGAAGAAGAATAATCTAGTTTAGACTGTTCTCATAGTGCCGTACTGCATTTTTTGTAGTACGGCATCGTCGTTTCTGAGGCTTGCTTTTCCACCAGAACCGCCACTTCCACCATTATTGCTAATGTTGTTTGTCTTATTGATAATGACTGGTGCAGACATTTGTTGTGTTCCAGCCTTATCATCAAGTGAATTGTTCTGAGCAACAGCAGTATTCAATCTTGGTCCAAGTGTAGACTGTGGAAGTTCTGTTGGAATAGCAGACTGTTGTTGTGGTACAGCAGTTGCATTTGATTGAGGAACTGGTGTTGCCGAAGGAACGATGTTACCCATAGGATCAACTGTCATTTCTGAAGGAATAGCAGAACCAGTCTTACCTTCTACAAAGTAATCGTATGTTTTTTCTGCAACATACTCACCAATTTTATCTCCACCAAAAACAGCAGCACCCGCACCAACAAGTCCACCAGTAATTGTTCCGATAGGACCAATGATTGAACCTAGTGATGCACCAAGAATAGGAAGTAAACCAGCAGCGGCTGCACCACCAATTGCTTTCGTGATTTCTTTCTTATATTCAGCGTCTTTTATTTCG